CCTCGCGGATCGGGGCGGCCAGGGCGATGGCTGTTCCGGCCATGCCCATGGCCTGACCGTGCATTTCCGAGCGCGCATCCTGATTGCGCTGCCTGGCCTCTCCTCTCTGAACAGCTCGCTGCGACCTCTCGGCAGACCGGGCAAACTCGTCCTGCCTGGAAATGGCCTCGCCAACAGACATGCCATAATCCTTGGCCTGTCTGGCTGCCTTTCTGTAGGCCCGGCCAATTTCCGTAACCCTGCGACTAAACTCTTCGCTGCTTATCTCGCCCCTTCTTTGCTGGGAGCGTAGCTCGCGAAGCTCGTTTTTATATTTTTCCAGGCTCGCACCTACGGACGCACCAATCTCCGCCTTGGCCAGGGACTTTTTCAGGTCCTGGGCCTTTTCCTGCGCGGTCTTGAATGCGTTTTTATATGCGCTGCTCAGGGAGGCCCCGATAACAACGCCGACTTCATAGGTTTGAGCCATATCAGATTTCCATTTTAAGCTTTAGACTGCCTGTATTCTTCCTTGGCCAACTCGTTAACCGTCTCTATCCATTCCGCCAGCTCCTGAACCTCAAGTTCCATCAGTTCAGACAACTGCCAGCCGGTCCACCTGGCCACATAAGCCAGGCCCCGGCGCAACTCCTTGGCCGGAATCAACGCTGCAAAAAAGAGCTAAACACCCTCTGCAACTCGCCATAGTCTGCCATGTCCAGCTCCCCCAGAACCTCAGGATTGATCCCGGTCAGCCGAGCAAAAAGATGCAGCTCCTGCTCGGCCTGATTGCTGGACGCAGACTGGGCCTCTACCATATCCTTGGCCTTGGCCCTGCGCATCTCAAGCTTGCTGACTGCCTGGCCGTCCATACTCACGGGATGGGCCAAGTCAATTGTCACGCTTTTAGGTCTCTTGGCCTGGACTTGAGCCTGTTCTTTAGCTTCGCTCATATCTTACCCCTTGCAGGATTTTAGTGCGTCAGTGCGTTGGTTACTTACTGCCTGCCGACGCACTGGCTTTGGTTTATGTAGAGACCCCCAGATGCTCGCGCACATCCTTGAGATAGTCTTCGCCCTCGATACGGAAGATATGGTTGTACTTGTCGATTTCAATCTGATCATCACCGTCAAGCTGTACCTTGAGGTAGACAACCTCCACCTCGTATTCGTTATCCTGTTGCTTACCGGGTTCAAATTTACCCAGGCCCGCTTTTTTAACCAGGCCCTGCATAACCACCTTCAGCGGCTTGGGCACCAGGGCACCGCTGCCGGCGTCGTAGCGCTGCAAAGAACCCCTGGCTGTGATCAAATGCGTTTTTGGGGCTGAGAGGCTGGTCAAGCGTTTGGTCCAGGTCCTGAAAGTAATATTCAGCTGGATAGAGCCGATATGACCCAGGACCGGAGTATCAACCTCTCCGGCAATCCCGGAGCCCGAGTGAGTCTCGGTCATATATTCCAGGCTGGGCAACTCCAGGTCCGCGGCCCCCAAAAGGTCCATATCATCCAGGTAAACCTTAAAGTTGATAAGCTTTTCAGGTATTACACTCATAAGTTACTCCTTAATTTCCGTCCCCGCTTAAGCGAAAAGGGTTTCAAAATATTGCGGATCATACTCCAGGATGAACTGGATCTCCCTGGCCGGAGGCGGGGGAGTTACGTTCACATGAAAGCGGACAATCCCGTCCATCAGATCAGTGACCGGATTCTCGCCTTCCTGAAACTCACAGCGCCCGCCAAGAATGTACTCCCTGGCCTGCAGGCCGTTTAACCAGATATTCGTGGAATCCATAATGGTCTCGATAAGCCTCTTGGTGATGGGGTAGTCCACCTTCTGCCAGTAAGTGAGCACCAGGGTATTGCCGATCCAGTTAAACATACGCCTGATCGGAATGAATGCGTCCTTGGGATCGGTTGTGGCCGGGTAAGTTCCGGTCCGGTTCCCCCAGGCCCGCCAGCCGCCGATGAAGTTCAGGGCAGTGACCACACCGTTGCCGTTAAGATAATTGGCCATCTCCGGCCCCAGCCAGACTTCTTCCCCGTTGGCTACAGCCCTGAGGTTTTCCAGCCGCTTATTGGACGGGGACATATAGGGCACGCCTTCGTTTTCCCCGTCGGTCCGGGCCAGTAAGCCCGCCATATGCGTGGAAAGCCAGTAGGTCTTATCCAGCTTGACCCTGGGCCAGCAAACTATCATGTGCTCGTCAGTCAGGTTGTTGTCATTCTTGTACTGAGGCACGTCCTGATATTTTGTGCAGCTGGCGTCATCCACATCCACCACACACATGGCCTTGAAATGCCCGTTGATATTGGTGCACTTGGCTCCCATCACTACTGCTGTGGCCGGGTCCTGAGACCAGCCTGGAGCCGCAATGGTTCCGGGCAAAATCCTGAACTTGGGAAAGACCTTATCAACCAGTTCCAGACCCATAAGCTGGCCGGTCTCCGAATCGACCCCGCCGACAATATCGTCAGCCACTACAGCGCTGGGATCTGCATATTCATAGGTAGCCTCAGCCGTGCCTTCGGATGCTATAGATCCGCCTTCCAGCCTGGTGATTACACCGGCTACTTCGTCAATCTCGTAATCCGTACCCTCAATATAAGCAGTGCCTCCGCCATCAGGCTCCAGGCTCAAGGTTCCGGGCAGAACATCGGCATTGGCCAGAGTCGCTGTGTCGTCAGCCGCAAAGGTCAATGACTCTGCAGACGTGACCTCCCCTTTGTGCGTACTGGGGTCAAAGACATTGATGAAAATAGCCGGAGCCATCTTATAAAGCGAGTAATAGGACTTTACGAATTCGCTGATCGTATAATTGTCCCAGTCCTCTTCCTCAAAACCCAGCTGTTCTACGGCATCGGCATAAGTATAGGCCAGAACCGGATCGTTGACCGGGGCCGACCCACCTGAAGCCCTGTGCAACGGACTGGTACCAAAAACTACAGGTATCCCCGCCGAGGTACGCCTGGGCGGAATGATCGAGGTAGGCACCTCGTAAAAATATGTACCGTGCTTGTATCCTAAAGCCATAGCTTAAACCTCCTTCTTGACCTGCTTGCGAAACGTAGCGTCATACGCCTTGGCCAGCCTTGAAGTCTTGCGCTGCAAGTCTCTTTTTGCCTTTCCCAATTCCCTGAAACGCACAAACAGCGTCCTTAAGTCCTGGTCATCATCACAGGCTTTTTGCAGGTGTGCGGGCAAAACCCCTTTTGCAAAAACCTGAAAACGCTTCAGAAACAGCGGAGCCGAAAGGTTAGGCCCCACATAGACCTGGGCGGAAACCCTTTTGGATTTTACCGTTTCGCTCTTCTTGGATTTCTTGGCAGCAGTTCCCGGCTTCACCTTAGCCTCAGCCGTCTGCTGCTCCAATACTTCCTTTTTTTCCGTATCACTCATAAGCACCTCGCTTACTTTCTATATTCTGTTTAATACGTGCCTCCGGTCCATTCGGTCTGATCCGGCCTGACCACTGGCCGGACAATGGAAATCTCCAGCTCCACTGCGCAAACCGCTGTCTGGTCGTTGCACCACAAAAGCCTCCAGGTTAGCGGCCTGCAATCGGAAATATTTTCATCCGGGGCTTTTCCGGTCACAGCCTTGCGCACATACTCCACCAGGTCCCAGGCTCCGGGGTCCTGATTGTCTCCCCTGAGCGGAGCGCCTACTTCACGTGAATTGGCGGCAGCACAGAGCACCCAACAATCAAGAGTTTCGCTTTGCAGGCCGTCCTGATAAGTCCACTTACCGCTGGGAACGTAAGTACCCAATGCGGGCAAACGCTTAAAAACTCCGCGCAAGGCCTCCTGGATCTGATTAGACCCGCTTCCGGGCAAACCGGGAATGCTGGTTATCCTGTCGTGTACAACCCTGCTTACTTCCTTGCCTGCCAGTAATTGCCTTTGCAGCCATCCTTCCATCTGTCCCGGACTGGTGATCATTCCAAAACCCTCTGAATATTTGAGATAAAGATATCTACAATCTTATCCCGGTCTATACTTTCCTCGTCAGGCAGAAAGGGCCTGGCCGGCAAGTTGACGCTGTGTCCGCGGCCTGCTGCTCCGCCCAGCTGATGGATGGCCGCATAGACCAGATTGCTACCTACAACTGCATGATCCGGGAAGACTTGCGTATCAATCGAGCCCTTAAGCATCCCTGTGTCGCTCAGGGTCTGGCCGCCTTCGGACTCTGCCCGCTGGCTGGGCTCCCATTTTTCACCGCCTGGTGATTCTTCTTCCTCAAAGGCCAGCATGGCCTGGTGCCTGACCAGGTTGGCAGCGTCGCGCATGGCCTGGCGGGACCTGCCCACCAGCTCCAGGCGCTTAAAAAGCTCCTGAAGGTCCTGGTCCTTAAGCTCAAAAGAATACCTGATCCCGGCCATCAATACTCATCCCAAATGGATTCAAAACGTTGCCTGCCTGTAGTTACGCTAACCCCGGCTGCGGCCTCGGCCTGTTCCGGCTCATCTCCTTCTGGAGTCAAGGGGACCCTGCCCCCGGCAATCCTCTCCAAAAGTTTCAAACATCTGCTGTATTCGTCTTTCCATTCCCCAAGATCCAGGTGCGGCCTGCGCCTGTGCAGGTTATAGACCGCTATCTTGGAGCTAAGATTATTGATTAAGGGCGGTACAGGGCTTAGAGGAACAGGTTTAACTGCAGATACGTAAGCGTCTATTTCCCTGTCCGCCCTTTGAATGGCCCCGTTAATAACGCTTTGCACCTTTTCATCAGCCAAGGCTGCCAAACCGGAATCATCTGCCAGCTGCAAAATAAGGTCGTCATTAATCAGGGCCTGAATATCTTCTAAAAAGCTGTAAGCCATCTCTGCCTCTTTTAGCTCATGACCACTGCCTTGCAGGTCGCCTCAGGGGCCACCGCAGGCAAGGGCTTGGAAGTAGATACCAGCCTGAGTTCGCTGGGATCTGTAATCTCCAAAGGCTTGGTAAACATGGGCATGGCCTGCAGGTTGGCCTCCAGGTCGTCTATCGCAGCATAGAAAAAGCCCTGATTACCTTTGGCCACCATGCGGATTTCCTTGTCCGGCACCTTGTTGCTGCTGCTGCCGGTCTCCGGGTCCTTCCAGGTCTCGGCCATCTTTTTAACTGTATGCCCGCCAACAACGATCGCGCCGTCATCAGTGAGCCTGGCCGGAACCTTGGCCTGCTTGGCTGCGTTGTTGGTCTCCACAAGCACCAAGAGCTGGGCATAGGCCTTTTTACCTGCGTAAACGACCTTATCCCCGCCATGGCCGGAGTCTTCCAGCAGGGTATCCATGTCTTCAAGCTGGAGATAAACCTTGGCCAGGGTTGTACCTGAAGCATCCCACTTATCCCCGGACTCAACAGTGAGTTCCTGAATTTCGGAGCCGTAGCCGACCTTGTATCTGGCAAACTGCCCATTATCCAAAATCAGCGGGTAGTTGATCGCTCCGTCAAATACGGCTTGGGCGCACAGGGCTTCGATTGTCTTCTTGACTGCTGTGCGTCCGTTCTGGATCTTTCTGTTTGCCCAGGACTGTTTCTGGCCCATGTTTAAGAGCTTTAGATTGTTCAGCTCCATGGCCCGCACAGTAGAGCGCACCCGTACCGGCAGGGGCTCAATGTATTGAGTGTCCAGCTGGGTATCGGTAAAGGGGTAGGCTTCGCCTGAGCGGGAAACTATAGGCACGCAGTCAACCATGGTCTTAAGCTCCGAAAAAGGGATCAAGGGCATGTCATGCTGCTGCCTGCTGGCCTCCGGGAAGAATTCGTCCTGAACCGTGGCCCGTACCGGAGCTGCTACTTCAATAGCCTTGGCCACCTTGGCCGCGGTGAAAAATTGCTTAAGATCTGCAATAAGAGTCATTTTCGCCTCCTTAACCTACAGGCCAGATATTGGCCTTATCCAATTTTAAAAGTTGGGCCGCGCTGGGAGCGCTGGAATCAACAAGCAGCTTCTTGCGGTCTACCTGGCCCAGAACCAGCAATTCCGCCCTTGCTGCATCGTTCTCTGCCTTGCGGTTTAAAACCCCGTGTATAACCGGCTTAAACGAGCATTCAACGTTTCCGGTCGCATCAGCCGGAGCAGCGTTAAAGCTCACTGAAACAGCTCCGGTCTGGTAATTAACCTTGCCCGAGCCGCTCGCATCCCCGGTCAATACGCCAAAGCCATCATCCGAAAAGGTTTCGGTTCCGTCGGTGACAGATACAGAACCGGGCTCTACAGCTCCGCCCAGATCAAAAGTAAAGTCGGTTAACGCCCCGTCCCCGTCCTGAGTTTCGACCTGGGCCACATCATAAGGCACCACCGCGCCGTTTGCGTCCAGAGCTGCCACCAGGCCGGCAGCAAGCTCGCCCAGTCCTGATTTTAAAAGATACTCCCGGAATACATGCGGCCCGCGACCTGTGGCTATGACAGCCTCGGTCAAGCTGGTGCTTCCAATATTTGCTACATGATCTACCATTTTTTACCTCCTTAGAACTTTCCGGCCAGATTGACCGGCTCTTCTTCCTGCTCTTCCTTGTTCTTGGGCGCTGCGAATTCGGTAAACAATCCGTGATAATTCTTGTCCCTGTTTTCCAGTTCGCGCCAAAAGGCCTCTTCTGCCGAAACCTTTTCCATTTGACCGCCCTCTCCTGCGAATTCCAAAGTCTTTTCACTGGAAGCCAGGGCAGAGGCAAACTCCAAAAGCTTGCCCTTGTCCGCGGGCAGGATCTTGCCGTCATTGACCAGGGCATCGGCCCGCTGCTCGCGGCTCTTTTTCTCCACTTCCTGTTTGTAGGCGGCAAATTCCGAATCCTTGGCCTTGACCTGATCCGCAAGCTTTTGCTTTTCAGTCTCAGCAGCATTCAGCTTGCTTTCCAGGTCCTTAACCTGCTGTTTTAGTTTTTCTAATTCCATATTATCCTCCTTGCTGGAACTATACTCTGCAAACTCTATGGTTAACCCGCTGTCCTGCCCGGACATCTGCACAGCCTCCAGGCCGTCTATGGCAGGCGGGGTAGCCCCTAAAAGCCCTATGTGGATCAGCTTGTCCAGATCCGGGCTGGTGCGCATGGAAACATTTTTATAATGACCGGACCTGACCAGCTCCTTGACCTTTTCCGGCACCTGCTTGAACCTGGCTAAAAGCTTTTCACCCTCAACCTTGAGCT